AGCGGTTCAGATACATACTACTTTAACGATCAGACCACAGCATACGATGCTATGATGGATTTCTCTTCTAACGATATAGTTGTTTCAGATACTAATTTGGATTTATTTGCAGAGCAAGTAGTAGATGAAAATGAAGCACCAGAAGGTGGACATGAGCAAGGAGGTGACTTAGATGTAGGACATCAAGATGATGAACCAAGTATGCTTAAAAAAGATGTATACGATATTGCAATTTATGCAGCTAAGTTGTATAAACAGCTTGATAAGTACGATAAAATGGAAGGAGAGGTAGACTTTCCACACTGGTGGCAAAAGAAAGTAACATTAGCTAGACAGTACATCTCATCAGCACAACATTACCTAGATGCTGAAGAAAAACAACCTATGATAGATGCTTTAGCACTTCAAGAAGGTGTATTCGATCAGTTCGATGCTTTACCGCCAGGAAGAGGTAATTTAGACTTCAATGACATTTTATACCTTAGAGGAGAAGTAGCTGACCTAAAAGACGAAATAGCTCAGATATATAGAGATATGGAACAGGAAGCGGAACCAGAAGGAGGCCCAATGGCAGACATGTATGGAACGCTTTTGAATAAAGCTGAAACAAAATTATATAGAATGCAAAAACAAATTGCAGACTATGATATGAATGAAGGTAAGCAGACAGAAGCGGAGTTAAAAGATAAGTGGAGAGAGTGGAATAAAAAACACCCTAAAGATCAAATTGACTGGAATGAATATAGAGAAGAGCATGAAGATGAGTTAATAAGCGAAGCTAATATAAACCCAGAAGCAGAAAAATACGTAAAAAGATTCATAAAAGGAGTAGCTCAGAAATACGGCTACGGTGAAATGGATGCTGTACATCTTATATACCAAGTACTATCTAATACAGGTTATTTAGATATGAGACTTGAAAGCAAAAAAAGTAAAGCTCTACTAAGAGAATTTACAGACCATTCATTTAAAGGTTCAGAGCTAATAGATGATGCTAACAGAAGAGGACCAGATATGTTTGGCAAAGGAATATTTGCAGAACTACTACCAAAAGGAGTAGCAAGTGAAAATGATGCTATTGAAGCTTTAAAAGCTCATGATAAGAGTCCTATCAAAGATAGAATGGGACAATATGCTCCAATGTTTGTTCACGTTCAATATCATAATTTAGAGCATGAAGGTGAAAAATACCAAATGCATCAAACACAGTACTATAATAGTAACTTTAAAGATAAAGATCCTAGCTTTAATCCTGGGGTATGTAAAGTTACATTATTTAAAGATCCTGACGGTGAAGATACTAACTTAGGTACTATAATTGTTAAGACAGACCAGTACGTACAGGACTTAAATGCTTTGCCTGGATTAGGTAAGAGAGTTAGTGAATCAATAATTAAGGAAGGTAGAGGAGATTTAGATACAATCATGAGAGTGGTTGGAGATATGGCAGCAGAAGATGGAACTACTGTTGAAGAAGCAGCTGAAGAGATTATTCACATACTTAGAGTTACATACGGCTTAGATGCTATGGATGAATCAGTAGTTAACGAAGAAGCAACCTGCTGCGGTAAATGCGGCAGAGTACATATTAAAGGTAACTGTAAGAGGCCTTTCTTAAAAGGTAAATCTCATTGCAGAACTAAATAAGAAACTATGAAAGTAAAAGACTTAAGAAAGTTAATCGAAGAAGCATACGTACAAGTTCTTAGAGAAGTTGACGAACCAACACCAGAAGATCCGATAGGTGATGAAAAAGCATCAGAAGAAACAGTGTTAGAAGACGCTACTGATACAATGCTTGAGAAATTTCCTACGCTTAAATTAACTCTAGTTAAATTAATGACAAAGGACTTTACACAATTTGTAGATACAGTTGACTGGGTGTCTCCTAAACCAACAACATTTAGAGTAAATTTAGTAAACGGACAAGACTTTACATTAAAATGGTTAGGAAAGAACTTCCAAGCGCAGATTTTAGGTAAGAAGTATATGTTAGGAAATATAAGTGATTTCCAGCAGGCATTAGATAAATTAGCACGTCTTTATCAAGAAGCACCTCTTAAAGGAGCAGGCGGAGAAGAAGAAGCAGGAGAAGCAGGAGAAGCAGATTTCGGCGGAGGCGGTGGAGGAGACTTCCCCGGAGAAGAAGGCGGAGGAGAAGCAGGCGGTGAAGCTGGTTTTGATGATGGAGGAGCAGATGCAGGAGGAGAAGATCTTGGAGATGCAGAAGTAGATTTCGAAGCAGGAGAAGAACCAGAAGCATAATATAAATTATATGAGCGCTATAGATAAACTATATACAGAATGGGCTTGGAGAACCAAAACAGGTACTCCTAATATGAAAGATCCTAAAGATAAAGCTATATTAGATAGACTAATATCAGAACTATCAGTACCTGGAGTATTAACAGAAGTTGCACCACAGTATGATAGCTACCTAATGGATAACGGCTTTCCTGTTATACCTCAAGCTAAAGGTAAATACTCACAGCCTCAAGGCTCAGGAGATATGAAAGTACATTCTGATGATTTAGCTACTTACCAGAAGATGTTTACTATGAATGCTGGCGACCAGACAGTCGGTCCAGGGGAATTAGCACTATACTGGCTATACCAGTATCAGAAGAATCCTATTACCTGTTCTGATAACAGAGGCGGTTCTGAACCAGACTTAACAATAGGGTCTGTAAAGGCGGAAGTAAAAGCCTATAGGTCACATAAAGGAAAAATAACATTAGGTAAATTCGGTAGCCAAAAAACAAACTTAGTTTTACTAACAGTAGTATTCGGGATACAAGCCCTCAGCTCAGTTTTAAATATGGAATCAGAAGCGAAAGTAGTTAGACCTACAAGCTTCAATAAACATGAGTTAATTAGAGCTTTTGAATTTTATTTTAAAGTTAAAAACGCACCAGGCTTTTTAGCTGCTGCATCACAATTCGATTTTATTAAATCTTTAAAAGAGAAAGTTGATATGCTGGACATGGAGTTACAGAATCCTAAATCACCTGAAGAAGCTGCTTCTAAGATGTTAGGAAGGATAGCAAAAGAAAAATTTAAAGTAAAACCAGGGTTCGGTAACTATATAGCATCTACTTTAAAAAATGGAGACATTCACTTTTTTCACGTAACTGAAGAAGCATTAGATGTAAACCTACTAGACCATGTAAGTATATCTGCAGGAGAGGTAAAGGTTGACTATATGGCCCTATTTGGGTAAATTAAATAAGTTATGGCACAAGACATAAAAAAAATAATCGCACAGGAATATATCAAGTGCGCTAAAGATCCGGCGTACTTCATGAAGAAGTACTGTCATATTCAACACCCTACTAGAGGTAGGATACTTTTCAATTTATATCCATTTCAAACAGAAGTTCTACACTTATTTAAAGAAAACCAGTACATTATTACTTTAAAGTCTAGACAGTTGGGTATATCAACTCTAGCAGCAGCATACAGCCTATGGTTAATGCTATTTCAGAAAGATAAAAACGTACTAGCTTTAGCCACTACTCAAGCAACAGCAAGAAACCTTGTTACTAAAACAATGTTTATGTACGATCAGCTACCTAAGTGGTTGAAGTTACCTGCTGTAGAAAAGAATAAATTATCGTTAAGACTTAAGAACGGTTCAAAAATAACAGCTAAATCATCTAATGCCGATGCAGCTAGATCTGAAGCAGTATCCCTATTACTAATAGATGAAGCAGCATTCATTGATAACATTGCTGAAACATTTACTGCAGCACAACAGACACTAGCAACAGGTGGACAGTGTATGGCTCTATCAACACCTAACGGAATTGGTAACTGGTTTCACCAGACATGGGACAAAGCAGAAGCAGGGGATAATTCGTTTTTACCTATAAGGCTACCTTGGACTGTACATCCGGAAAGAAATGAAGATTGGAGAGTACAGCAAGATAGGGACTTAGGACCTAGGATGGCAGGACAGGAATGTGACTGTGATTTCTTAGCATCGGGTGATACGGTATTTGAACCAGAGGACTTAAGTTTCTATGAACAAACGTACTTAAAAGAGCCTGCAGAAAAAAGAGGAATAGACGGCAACCTATGGATATGGGAACAACCTGACTACTCTAAATCGTATATGGTAGTAGCGGATGTTGCAAGAGGAGACTCGAAAGATTATTCTGCATTTCATGTATTTGACATAGAAACATGTGTTCAAGTAGGAGAATATAAGGGTAAACTATCTCCAAAAGATTACGGAAACGTATTAGTAGCAATCTCAGCTGAGTATAATGACGCTCTATTAGTAGTAGAGAACGCAAATATAGGATGGGCTACAATAGAACAGATTTTAGAAAGAGAATACCGTAATCTATACTATAGTGCTAAGAGCCAGATGGATACAGTAGAATCATATATGACTAAGTACGAAAGAGATCAACTTGTACCAGGCTTCACAATGTCGGTTAGAACCAGGCCATTAGTTATAGCTAAAGCAATGGAGTACGTACGGGAAAAAGCTGTAACAATACAGTCTAAGCGTACTTTAGGAGAGATGAGAGTATTCGTATGGAAGAACGGAAAACCACAAGCACAGACAGGATACAACGATGACTTACTTATAGCACTAGCTACAGCCCTATATGTTAGGGACACTGCATTAAAGTTAAGACAACAGGGATTAGACCTAGCTAGAGCACAATTATCATCATTTACTAACCTTAATGCTAAAAACCAAGCTGTTATATCAACAGTTGCTTCCCAAGGAAATAATCCGTATATTGTTAAAACACAACACGGCCAAGAAGATATCTCTTGGTTAATTAGTTAATAGATATTTATAAACAAACTGTATAAATGGCAGATACTTCACTATTTAAAAGACTAGGCAGACTTTTTTCTTCCGATGTAGTAATAAGAAACATCGGAGGAGACCAACTCAAGATTGCCGACGTAAACCAGATACAAACAACAGGTAAGTATCAAACTAATTCTTTAGTAGATAGATTCTCAAGACTCTATATCTATAATAATAAGAATATATTTAACCCAAATCTGAATTATCAGACACTACGTATACAGTTATATTCTGACTACGAAGCAATGGATACTGATCCACTAATTGCATCTACATTAGATATATTAGCAGATGAATGTACATTGAAAAACGATATGGGAGAAGTACTTTCCATTAAGTCCTCAGATGAAAATATTCAAAAAGTACTTTACAACCTATTCTACGACGTATTAAATATAGAATTTAATTTATGGTCATGGACACGGAATATGTGTAAATATGGTGATTTCTTCCTAAAATTAGAGATCGCTGAAGAGTTCGGAGTATATAACGTACTTCCGTATACTGTTTACCATATGTCAAGACAGGAAGGACTTGACCCAGAAAATCCAGGTAGAGTAACATTTCAACTAGACCCAGATGGATTAGCTTCATCTCAAGATCCTAACTATTTGCCTAAGAGTAATAAGAAGGTAGTTGAATTCGATAATTACGAAATAGCACATTTTAGATTAATATCTGATACTAACTACCTACCATACGGAAGATCTTTTGTTGAACCAGCAAGAAAGATATATAAGCAATTAACTCTTATGGAAGATGCGATGTTGATACACCGTATTATGAGAGCACCTGAAAAGAGAACGTTCTATGTTAACGTAGGACAGATTCCTCCTAATGAAGTTGAACAGTTTATGCAAAAGACTATCAACACAATGAAAAAGACACCGTACGTTGATCCTGCTACAGGAGATTACAATTTACGATTTAATATGATGAACATGATGGAAGACTTTTACTTACCGGTAAGAGGAGGAGATACATCAACAAAAATAGAGACTACTAAAGGATTAGAATACGATGGTACCAACGATATAGAGTATCTTAGAGATAAAATGTTTGCAGCATTAAAAATACCAAAAGCATACTTTGGATACGAAGGAGACTTAAACGGAAAAGCTACTTTAGCAGCAGAAGATATTAGGTTTGCAAGAACAGTAGAGAGACTCCAAAGAATCTTAGAATCGGAACTAACTAAGATAGCATTAGTGCATTTATATACTCAAGGGTTTAAAGGTGAGTCTCTTACCAACTTTGAAATAAATCTTACTAATCCTTCTATTATATTTGAACAAGAAAAAGTAGCACTACTTAAAGAAAAAGTAGACTTAGCAGGACAAATGATGGACACTAAGTTATTCTCTACAGACTACATCTACGATAAGATCTTTAAATTATCTGAAGATCAGTATATGGAAATGAGAGACCTAGTTGCTGAAGATAAAAAGAGATTGTTTAGAATTACACAGATAGAAAACGAAGGGAACGATCCAGCTAAATCAGGAAAGTCCTACGGTACACCACACGACTTAGCAACACTTTATGGAAGAAGACAAGGAGATCAGAAAGGTATGCCATTTGGAAAAGTACCTCCTGGCTACGAAGACGAGACGCCTGGCATAGGGGAGATTGGACCAGAAGGAGGAAGACCGAGAACTAATGCATCACATTACGGTACTAATGACGGCTTAGGAGGAAGAGACCCATTAGGAGTACACGGTATGAAAGGAGGATTCGACTCAGACAATGATAACGTTAACGAACAGGAGAATAAACCTAAAGTTCTTAACACACTTGCTAAATCACTATACTACCAAAACAAAGATATATTTTCTCAGGAAAAGCAAATAATCTTTGAAAGTAAGGAAAAAGAAGATGATAAATTACTTGATGAATCTCAAATTAAGGATTTAGATAATTAATCACTATTTATAAAGGTAAGGTGTACTGTGTGTACAACAAAACAACTAAACAATGCGCATTAAACATAGTAAGTATAAAAATACAGGACTAATATTTGAATTGTTAGTAAAGCAAATTGCATCAGATACTCTCGGTAAAAGAGACTCTGCAGCAGTTAATATCCTTAAGAGGAACTTTACCGGTAAGACAGCTCTAGTTCGTGAATTTAAATTATATGAATTTATTCTAAAGAATAAGTCCATATCACAGTCAAAAGCAGAATCGATTGTATCGACTATTATAGAAGTAGCACGGAGTATAGATAAAGATGTATTAAAGAAACAGAAGTATAACCTTATTAAAGAGATAAAAGATAACTACAATGTAGCTGAATTTTTCTCAATAGGCGTTAAAGACTATAAACCCTTAGCAGCGTTATACTGTTTAATGGAAGCACATAAAGTATCAGATGTTATTGATCCTAACTTTCTAGTAGATAATAAGACTACTATTCTGGAACACCTAACTAAGGTAGGTCAGGATAAAAAGCAAGTAAGAGATACGTTAATAGAAGAGTACTCTAAGTACGATAAAGATTTAAAACTACTTACGTTTAAGATATTACTAGAAAAATTCAACAATAAATACGGATCACTTCTTCCAGAGCAGAAAAATATACTTAAAGAATTTATTACCTCAGTTGATTCTTCTGCTAGATTACGAAATGTAGTTAATGAAGAACTGAAAAAGTTAAGAGCTATTCTGAATGAATTAAAAGGGACTGTTGAAGATGAGATTGTTGCTATTAAGTTACAGGAAATTACGAAAGTAATAAAACCAGTAGCAAAAACAAAAAGAGTAACTGATGACCATCTAGTTAATATAATGCAATATTACGAACTAGTCCAGGAACTTAAGGGAGTATGAAAATAAGCCAATTAAGAGAACTAATTAGAGAAGTAATGCAAGAAGTAAATGAACAAAGCTCTACCAACGCTGGCGGTGCATCATTTACTCCAGGAAAAGGAGCGCAGTATGCGACTCCTAATGCTTTTTCTAAGAACGGAAAAAAGAACAGTGCAACTAAGTATGCAGAAAAATTAGGATACAAAGTAGCTAAGACAAAAAAAAGACCACATAACACTAAAATGTTTGACTATCTAGATGAGAACAATACAAGAAAAATATAACGCAATCGCAGAAGG